AATGAAACTTTGAGAACAGTGTGACAATTCATTAATGTCGTAACATATGAACCTGAACAATTTCCGCTATCTACAAAATATAAATGTCCATCCATTGTATGCAATCTGTATGTTAACATTTTCGCTATTGTATTCCTAACTTCAAAAGAGAAATCTTGCAATGAACATTCCACAAAATCATCAATAAGATGCTTTGTAGTTGATTTATCCAAAGCTTTAAAGTCAGCATTTAAGTATTCTCCTTCAATAGAGTTAAAATACATCATATGAGATGTTGCATCAACAAAAGGATTTGTTCCTATGCAAAACATCTCAGTTTGGTGTTTTTCAATTACTTGTTCCAAAAATGATCCAAAGAATGTTTTAAGAATCATATTTATAGATAAATCAAGTTCATTAAATAATCTCACTTTTCCTTTAAATACTTTTTCTTTTGGAAGCAATTCAACTTTAGCATTATCTTTGGAAATTATCATTGGTGGTGTTCCTTGTTTAATGGCACTTAAGTATAGATAATAATCATCATATAATGCTTTTCCTGCTGGTGTTTGCATGTTAATTTTGTAAAATGGTTTACAATTCTTATCTTTATTCAAATTGATGAACAAAATTTCTGGATCTTTTTCTGGGATCTTAGTGTGTATTCCAAAGTGCTTTTTCATTTTAGGTCCAGGTGACGTTGTCATTTCAATCTCTTTTAAATTATCATAACCATTAATCACCTCATGTAATTTCAATTCTTTTTGAACGCCATATACTTTACGATAATAGGTTTTAATTATATCGGTAACATATTCATCTATATATGCATCGAATGTTCCTTCTGTTGGTAATTTTTCCGCATACTTAACTGCTTGTGAAAACAGAGGATTTATATTTCCAAGTTTGTCTGGGTATAAATCTTTAGTGTCTCTTACATTCTCTATAGTTATAGCTGCTGGCAATTTAGGATTTTCGAAATATTTTTCAGCAACATTAATATATCTTTTCTTTACAGTTGGTTTAGAATAAAAACATAATGCTTTAGACCATCCAAATATTTTTAATGGTGATGTTTTAGCATATTTACTTTCAAGAATATTCATTTGTAAAGCCTCTTTAGTTTTTGGATCTACAACCATTCTTTCATGTGATACTTGATGTATAATTAGATCACACATTGCATTAGCTTTTATTTCTTTCAAATCATCCAAAGTTATTGAGGAAAACCAAGCATAACCAGACATATGTAGAGCATTGTGAATGCCAACTAGCTTTATTTCGTTGTTCATAATTGTAACTAATGGTAATCCACAGTCACCACTTTTAAATATCCTTGATGGATCATGAATACCAACTGTATCAAACATCCAGAATTGTGATTCTAACCTATATAATGGATTAGTTGAGTCAATTTTAGGTGAGGCAACATTTGAGATAAATGATAATTTATTGCCAATAATCAGAGGTGTATTAGTTGGTCTAATAAAATAGCCAGAACGAACTTTATTAAATAATTCTTCCGGAACTAACATTTTCCTTAAGTCTGCGAATGGTGGAAACTGCTTCTCTTGAATAGCTAAAATAGCTAAATCTCGTTTCCTACTCATACGCAAAACTCTAGCTGTAAATGTCTGATTTCCTGATTGAACAAATATATCAGATTCTTCCTCTGGTATTACGTGAGACACAGTTAGAATGATTCCTGCAAATAATCCAATTCCATACACTTTTCCACGACAAGTTATTAATACCGTATTCTTCTTAAATTTATCTTTCACAACTTCTAAATCACTTCTATTTTGATGTAGTTCTTCATGGACTGTTAAATTATTTGCTTCCGAATGTTTCAAAGCATGTTTTAATTCTTCTGGTCTATCTTTTATTATTTGTCGCATTCGTGTTAAATTTCCTGTAGACATAGCGCTCTTAAATTCTTGATGTATAGTCATAGAATTACTTCTAAAATCGTTCTCAAAACGATTCCATTCTGCTTTAAAACCTCTTTCATAGACTTCTTCTCGAATTCTATATGCTTCATCGGGATTATTCAGGATTGCTGCCTTAAATTTTTGAACATGTTCACGAATATTCTGATCCACATATTCATCGTCATCGGTCTTTCCTCCACCAGAACTTCCACCATGTGCATTTGATACAACTTCCTCTCTTTCTTCTTTTTTGAAGATTTTATACATTAGTGTAGATAACCCAACAAGAGTTCCCAAACTAACGAGTCCAACAATTAATGATAATACTTTATTATCTTTAATGAAGTGTAACAATCCTTTATGGGCAAGTTCTGATTCTTTTTTCAAGATGGTTGAATACCAATCATGATATTTGAACAGCGGGTCAGTTTTACTTATGTTAGCATTAACATATGAATTAATAGCTGAGATCAATGTAGATGGTAATCCTTTCATTCCTTCTGGCATCTTTCCCATGCGTACGAATTGTGTATATTCTTCATAAGAAATAGAGTTTGATACTCCATTCCACCAGAACATAATTCTCATGAACATTGCATCATGATGTACGCGAAAAACTTCGGCATCCACTTGTCCAATATACAATCTACGATTGTACAATATAATTTCTCGTCGAGTGTCTTCTATAAATAGACGACTTTTTACACCAGGACATACATCGTTTAATATTGATGCTATATTCAAAGCATTTGCTACTAAACTCTCTTCGTCATTTATATTTCCTGGCATCATTTGTGTTGCATCTTCAAAAGATTTAATAACCGTGTTAAATAAATCTGGTTTAAAGTTTATGGCAACACCATTTGTTTTTGTCATACAGGATGTTATTATTTTAAATTTTGATCGGAAAACACTATTAAGGTGTTTAACTGAGTCACATGTTATTGTAGCATCGAAATCATCATTTGGGCCTTCATAACTTTCGTCTACAACTTGCACTTCATTAGTTTCTACAACGTAACTTTCAAAAGTTCGATAGGTGAAATTTATGATTTCTGTTTCTGATAGTTCTTCCCCGTTAAATGAATATATACCCCTTCTGGGTACATCGATAGTTACACTTTCATTACCCGTCATAACCACACTACCATTATCTGTTAGTATATTACCATGAAGTCCTAGTCTTCTCGCTACTCCACAAGGAGCTCCTTTAGTATCAACTCTCCATTGATAACAAGATTGACGATATATCATTTGTTTAACTATTTGTGTTATAGTTTTGTGACGCGTAAAAACATCATTAGTTACAATAATATATAAGTTATTTGTATGTCCTCTATTAATCCATTGTAAATATGCTTCATAACATTCTCTATTAGTCATAAGAATGTCATCTATCACATATATTCCTCTTGTTGTTGGAGGAGTAGAAAAATCGAATACGTCATATCTTTTCCATCCAATATAAGCTCTTAGTATATTGTGCACTATTTTATTTACAATTCGTGTTTTACCTGTACCTAATGGTCCTTGAACTCTCATTACTTTAAAGCATTGTCCTGAATTTGACGCATTAGCATTTTTAATAGATTCCAAAAAAGATAAACGCTTTTGTAATCTTTCTTGTTCAACTAAAGCTGCAGTTTGTAATTGATGTTGTGTTATATAATTTTCCTCTCTTTTGGCAATTTGGAAGAGTATCATTCCTAATACTTCATCGATCGTGACTTCTCTATATACTAAATTTGTTGGCACAAGTTCTCTCGTACTTTCAACAAATCTAAATCGTAAATGAGAGAAATCTGGTCTCCTATGATCATTTAATCCTTGTCTTCCTTTAATTTTCGGATCTATAACTTCAAATCTTAAGATACGATCCCATGTTGCTTTAGCTGCTTCAGTGTCTAACACTTTGATTAAACTAGGACATAGGTTATTACTAGTCAAGAATACACATTTTAATGCACTCGGTTGACTCTTTCCTTCTAAATGAGCTGCTTCAAGATTAAAATGATCACCAGATAATATTTGGTTCATTTGTGGTAAATTAGGATCTTCTTGACGTAAAGCCATGAATTCATCAATAGTACCAAAATCTTGGCCTCCATAAGGTCCATAGAAACCATCTTTGCGTGACATATTTAGATTGTATAATCTTGGGTCATATCCCAATTTTTCTGCCATTTTCTTTGCAGCATATTGAGCTAAAGTTGATTTTCCAACTGAAGCCTCCCCAGCAAATAAAACACCAAGAGTTTCTTGACGCTTTACTGCTGCTAAGATAACTTTAATTGCTGCAAGTTTATCTGATAATTTAGATAAATTTTGGGTTATAAGTACAAAAGCACCACGTGAAACTGTATTCATCTCTTTATTGTAGTATTTTGCTGTCAATATCGGTAGTGATTTTTCAACTGCATTTTGTAATTCTAGCATTAATGATGTATTTCTTAGGAAATCTAAAAATGGTAAGGTTGCTAGTTCAGCAGACCTTTTAGCCCATTTATGTAAATCATTAAATACTTCTTGATCTCCAGTAATGTCTAAATGTAACAAATCTTCTAATAAGAATTTTGTTACAGTTTTTGCCATACCTGATATATGCTGCCCGCTTCGTATTAACATACCTTTTTCTATAATTGATTTAATATCACACACAGAAAAAAGTGTTAATCCTCCAATTAAAAGAGATACAATTGTAGAAATTGCAGGATAAATCCAAGCTGCACTATTTGATTGATTTTCATTTTTCGTGAAATCTTGTGCAACTTTAGGAATTTCAGTTATAACTTTTGAGCTATTAAAGGAAATTCCTACCTGTTTCAATAAGTGTGTGATGGTTAAAACCAAAGTCACTAATGAGGATACTATGGTTGTTACATTTAACACTTTATTAACAGTTGATGTTTTTTGGAATAGTGTACTTAAACACGTTCCAATTGATAATAGTGATGTTCCAAGTGCTGAAACAAGTAATGGGGTCATCTCTCCAAATAAAGGAGAAAACCAAGTATTTCCTACACTTTCAGAAATAATAGTGGTTAACTCTGTAAATGGTTCTTCTGATACATGATTACTCATAACTTGTTCCCAAGTTGGTAATTTTTCAATGGATACTATATTTGGTTGATATAGTCCATCTATGTATGTCTTTTCCATGATAGTTTTAACACTATCATCTGACATATTACCAGAGTCACTTGATGAATCACTACTATCAATTGAGACCCGATTCTTAACGTGGGGTTTCGAGCTTAATCTTTTGGATTTTAGCTGCGGACCCGGGGCCTCTACGTGAGTCTTTGAAAGTTCCCGGTTCTTGACATGAGGTGTCGAGTCGAGCAATTCAGCTCTAGACTGCGGACCTGGGACCTCCAATTTTGGGTTCAGATTTTTAATCATCTCCTCCCATTTTAGAACATTTTGTTCCATATCATGAATGTGGTTATATAATTGCAACTCTTCATCCATGAGATTATCTTCCTCATTAGGAAGCTTCATTAGGGTTAATTCAGCTTGTGAATCACCTTTCTGTAATGCGTTGATGAATTCTACTTGTCGACTTTTTTCAGTCTCGGCATAAGCAGAATCAATACGCATTGTAATGGCATTTAATCGTGCTTTTGCATCAATTAGATATGCTTTTGCATCAGCTACAAGTTCTTGAAGTTCTTCAAGTGTTAATGTTTGCTGCATTTGCGTATTTGCTTTATTTTGAGCATTTTGCTCAATATTTGAATTGAAATATGTTTGTGTTTCAATCATTTTAATTTTATTTAAAATTTCGTAAAAGTTATTATTAACTTTATCAAAATTTATAATTTTATTTTGAAAATTTAAATTATTAAATTGTTTAAATTTTTCAATTTTAATTTGTTTATTTATTTTAATTTGTTTAATTTTAA